ATACAGAACAGGACGTTGAACACTGCCAAAAGCAGTTAAATCAACGTCCTCGCAAAGTGTTAAACTATGAAACCCCATATGAAGTATTTTTTGACAAACCGTTGCACTTAGTTTGACAATTCGTCACCCACAATTCAAGATTCATATTAAAAGGTGTTTCCACAGTAGTAGATCTGCGCAATACTGCGCTGAACTTTCAGCCGAGCTACTGAGTCGAAATTTTCGACCTAGTTAACCAACCCGCATTTTGCGTCTACGTTGCCAAAATTGGTAATGGACTGCGCCGATTTTTCGGCCGAGTGAACAATTCAAGTTGGCGGCGGAATTTTGCGCCACGAGACTAATTCAAAATAGCATGACAGCCCAGAAACGTTGATATGGGGGGCTATGGTCGACTCGAAATGAGCAACTAGCGGACTTTTCTGTTTATAAAAGTCCCTTTTGAACTTTGATTTTTTGCTGACTTTGCTGGATTGTGAAATATCCCTACTAATAATGCGAAATTTAAACAAATAAACAGTCAGGGGGTAATGTGTCAATATATACATGTTATTATTTGCACTTTTTAGAGATATGTGCGATAATATAGGTATAATAAATGAATTCTAGATATATGTATCAATTAGCCGCTATGGGTATAACTCGTGGGGGCTTTTTGGTACGTAAATTTAAACGAAAGGAGTGCTCCGATTGAGCCAAAAAGTAAAAGCCTTAGCTAGTATGAAGAAACATTTAACCAATGATGAGCGCGATCAACGCAAGGACGCTGAAAAAGCGTTATTTGATTACCCGTCACTCGATTTAACGCCCCCTGATTGGTTACATGACCGTGCTTTGACTGAATGGCAACGGGTAGCGCCTTATTTAAAGGCCAATACCCCAATTAGTGAACTTGATCGGGCCATGTTAGCCAGTTATTGCCGCGCTTATGCCACGGTACAGACTTGTGAGAATGATATTCGTAAGAACGGACTGGTACAAACTAATCAAGATACTGGCGTACGTAAGCCGAACCCTTACGTGGCCTTGCAGTCACAAGCGATGAAAGATTTAAAAGCCTTAGCCAATGATTTAGGCATGTCGTTATCTAGCCGGGCGCGCATGGAATTAAACAAGCAAAAAGATGAAACACCCGAAGATACTTTTGAGGCGATGTTATCATGATTGAATATGTTGACCAAGTTTTATCGGGTCGAGTGCTGGCTTGTCAAAAGATTAAATGGGCGTGTGAGCGATTTAAACGCGATTTAAGCCGTTCTAAGGACGACAGCTTCCCGTTCTACTATGACGAAGACAAAGCGGCACAGGCGGTCAAATTTATCGAATTAATGCCTAAGACTGACGGCAGCCAACTCACCATGCAACCATTTCAAAAATGGATTATTAGTGAGCTGTATGGCTGGCGTGAAAAAACTACCGGTAACCGCCGTTATGATCGTGCGTTTATTAGTATGGCCCGGAAGAACGGTAAAACCTATCTGGCTTCTGGCATGGCCGCTAATGGCCTTTTAAGAGAACGTCAGCCCGCCCGCAACCGACAAGTATTATTCCGTCAGCAACGCCCTTAAACAAGCTAAATTAGGCTACGACATGCTTTCAAGTGGGTTAAGGCAAGTCCGTAAACAATCGAAGTACATGCGGCAACGGATTAAGGTACAGAAACAAGCCATTACCGACCTAGAAACTGATTCGCAAGCCTTGGCCCTTGCCAGTGATACCAGTACGCTTGATGGTTATGCCGGGACTACCGTTATTTTAGATGAATGGCACGAAGCTAAAGACCGCAAAGTGTACAACGTTTTAAAGTCTGGTCAAGCACAAGAAGATAACTCCCTGCTGGCGGTGATTTCCACCTCGGGTCTTAACCTTAACGTTCCAATGCACGCCGAATATGACATGCTGACGGACGTTTTAAAGGGGAAAACCGAAGCTGACCGTTATTTTGTGGCAATTTGGGAACTGGACGACCGCGAAGAAGTTTACGATCAAACCAATTGGATTAAGGCCAACCCGTTATTCAGTGAACCACACGTTAAACAACGCATGACGGAAAAGATTCAGGCCGACGTAGATCTTGCCATTAAACAAAATAATCTCATTCCAATACTGGTTAAGAACTTCAACATGTGGTTGCAAGCCAGCGAGGATAGTTATATTTCAGCAGACGATTGGGCCGCTGGTAAATTGGCAAAGGTGCCCGACTTACATAATCGTGACGCCTATATTGGCATTGATTTATCAAAAAGCAATGACTTAACCGCGGTTAGTTGGCTTGTTCCAATTGGTAACGGTCAGTTTTATTGTGACAGTCATTCGTTTGTGGGGACTAAATACGGCCTTGATTCTAAGATTAAACGTGATGGCATTGATTACCGGTCAATGGAACGGGCGGGTGAGTGTAGTATCACCCGATTAGATAGTGGCATTATTGATTATGACAATCTATTTTATTTTGTACAAAAACTGGTCGGGAAATACAACTGGAAAGTGAAAGCAATCGCTTATGACCCGTATAACGCGCAAACGTTAATTACAAAATTCGAGAAATTAAGCTACCCACTGTTTGAAGTGCGACAAGGCACCAAGACTTTGAATATTCCAACTCGTAATTTCCGTGATCAGCTTTACGATGACAAAATTAAACATAACGGCAACAAGATTCTCGCTTATGCGGTCAATAACGCCATCTTAAAAGTGCTAAACAATGGTTGGCAACTGGATAAAGCCCGCAACAGTAACCGGATTGACCCGATTGCGGCGTTGATTAACGCGTTTGTAGCAGGTATGGACTATTACCAAGAAAGTGAGGATCAACAGCATGCAGAAGATTACTACAAAACAGCGACTGCGGCAGATCTGTTCTGATTATGTACAAACGATCTTGTTGGTGATTGGCTTAATATGCTTAGTGATTGGTTTTGGTTGCTGGATCAGCTGGCAAGCGGGGCTAATATTGGCTGGTATAGCCATGATTCTGCTGGCCTTGCTAATTAATTATGAAAAGCAAAGAGGTGATTAAATGAGTTTTTTTGTTAAAAGCAATACCACCAGTGGCACGCATGATCCGGTGGCTGACGCCTTGGTTAGTTTATCAAGTAACGACCCGTATACGTTTGTGAGTGCGGCGGTGTTGCGTAATAGTGACATTTACGCGGCGATTAATATTATTGCGAGCGATATTGCCAGCAATCCGATTATGTGTGATACGGCAATCTTTAACACGATGATTAATCAGAATCCCAATAGTCAGATGGACGGGTACCATTTTAAATATGCGTTGGCGGCTAACCTGTTACTGAATGGTAATAGTTTTGCTGAAATTTTGCCTAATCATACATTGAAATTGATTTCCAATAACCAATTGACGGTTGAACAAGATGACGTCAGTGGGGCGTTAACCTACACCTATACCCCGACTGGCGGTAACAATCGTCAGATCGCGCCTAACAACATTTTACATTTTAAATATTTCACCAAAGACGGTGTATCGGGAATTAGTCCCCTATATGCCCTCAAAGATGAACGCCAGATTCAGTCGGCCGGCAATAAATTGCTAACCGGCTTTTTTACTGCTGGTGTGCACGGCACCACGATTATTAAAGTTCATCAATCTGATTTAGGGCCGGAAGCTAAGGGCAATATTCGCAACCAGTTTGATGAAGCCAATACGGGTGACAACGCAATCAACACGATTGTGACCGATGACACGATGGACATTAGCAACTTATCCTTAAATACCGATGTGTTAAAGCTGGTCAACTCGAATGACTGGACGACCCGACAAATTGCTAAAGCTTTTGGCTTACCGCCGGAGCGCTTAGGGGTTGAAAACAATCATTCTAACCAAGAACAAAGTGGCGTGCAATACCTGCAAGGCACGTTACAACATTACTTTGATAGCTTTACCAGCGAGCTATCGTTCAAGCTTGGCCATGACTTTACGTTTAACACGGACAAGCTATTGAGCCTTGACCCTAAGACCCAGCAAGCCCAAGCGGTGGCTGGTTTCACGGGTGGCATTATGAGCCGTAACGAAGCCCGCGCCAAGATTGGCTTGCCACCAACTGACGATGGCAATATTTTCTTAAACTTACAAAAGAATGGAGTGACTAATTCATGAAACAAGACCGACGGTTAACGATTGACGCCGAATTGCGAGCACAAATGCCGCAGTCAGAAACACCCGAAGACGGGCCAGCTGAAAATTCAGCAGACCCGCAATCTAAAGGCTCACAGACATCTAAGGGCAAAACAATTAGTGGTTACGCAATTGTATGGAACTCACCAAGTAAAGATTTAGGCGGTTTCACCGAGGTTGTAACCCCCAAGGCCCTTGATGGTGTCGATTTATCAAACGTTCTTATGCTCAATAACCACGACTACACTCAAGTGTTAGCCAGTGTTAAGGCGGGCACATTAACGTTAGAAACGGACGACAAGGGGCTACATTTCACCGCACAGTTGCCGAATACGTCGTTTGCTAATGATGTTTACGAAGAAGTTCAAAGTGGGAACGTTGATTCCTGCTCGTTTGGCTTTGATAGTGACGACGACACCGACGAATGGACTAAAGATGATGGAGGTAATATCACGCGCACCATTAATCAAGTTAAGAGCTTGTTCGATGTGTCAGTGGTAGCCGTTCCCGCTTATGACGATACCAATGTGCAAGTTGATACCCGTAGCTATGAAAAATGTATTAACCAAGAAAAGGAGCCTGACAACATGGCAAAACAAACAATTATTGATCCCAATAACAATGACAATGGTAACGGAAACAAAACTGGCATTCCCGCCTTTGAGCAATATGTACGGACACACGGGGAAACACGGGACGGTTTAAAGACTGACGGTGCCAGTGCCGTTATTCCTAAGGAACTGATTACCCCCGTTTTCCAATTAAAGCAATCCAATTACAACCTCGCCCAATATGCAACAGTCAAACAGGTTTCTAGTGGTTCGGGGACTTATCCAATTGCCACTAGTCAACAATCTGCGGTACTGGCTACTAAGGACGAACTAGCGGACATTGCCGATGTTGACGCGAACATGTTTACGGAAGTGCCGTTTGATGTGAAGACCCGGGCGGGCAAGATTGCTTTATCTAATGAAGTGGTGGAAGACGCCGAAGTTGATATTGTCAGCGAAGTTAAAACGCAATTGCAACAACTGGTTGATAACACGGACAACACGCAGATTATGAGCTTGTTAACGGGAACCAGTTTCGCCAAAGCAACGGCTGCCAATATTGATGATCTTAAAAAGATTTTCAATGTGACGTTAGATCCAGCTTTGAGCAAAATGTGGTTAGTGAACCAGTCCGGGTTCAACTACCTTGATACCTTGAAAGATTCCGAGGGGCGTTACCTATTACAAACGAACCCAACGGCACCCAGTGGCTTCACCTTGTTAGGGGCACCAGTCGTCATGATTAGTGACAAGTTACTGGCCAACAACGCCGACGGGACGTTCCCAATGATTGCAGGGGACTTATCACAAGCGGTGGCTGTTTTCCGGCGTAACCAAGTAACCGCCCAATGGGACAAGTTCGACCAGTTTAGCCAAGGGCTTTCCATCATTGTGCGGAATGATTATGAAGTGATTGATAAGACCGCTGTAATCAACGTGGCGTTAGGAACTGTGACTGCTGGTAAATAGGAAGACAAAATGAGTGGATTTCAAGCAACAAGTGATAGTATGATGATAACGCTTATCAGATTTTAATAGAACGTGCAGTTATAATTTTAGGAGTGATTCCATGAAGAACACATTTATCCTTGCATACAGTGGTATTATCATCACGTATGTATTCGCCGCATATGTTGCTTTTAAAGTGTTTGAGGTAATCTATTATGCTATGACTTGGTAATAAAAGGGCCGTGACTTCAAGGTCACGGCCTTTTATGATAAATATGTGTTTTGGAGACTGCCCGGGCTGGGATCGAACCAGCGACCTCTTGATTAACAGTCAATTATTCTACCGCTGAACTACCGGGCAATGAGTACTCTATATTTATACCATATAATTTTATGAGAGTAAAGTTAAACTTATGAGGAAGTGATTAGTTGGCAGTGACTGTAGACGACATTAAACTAAGCCTGCGAATTGATGTAACTGAAGATGACCCAATGATTCAAAGTTATTTAGACGCCGCCAAGGACTACGTGCAGACGGCTGTTAGCAAGAATGAAGATCTGACTGTCTACAAACAGTACGATTTTGCCGTGTCCTTGTTGACGCAATTCTGGTACCAAAACCGAGTAACTGATATGAAACAAACACCATACCAAGTTATCAGCATGATTCAACAATTACGTGGCCTTATTTCATAATAAAATGGTGAAGTTCTAACTGGACAAATTAAAAAGGAGTGATAAACTTACTTGAAGTAAGCGTGTTGTATTACTCCTAAGGGACAGAGAGCCCCCCTCTCTGTCCCTTTTACATATATCTGGAACCAGAAAGTGTGATTCCAATGCGTCAAGATGTTAAGAAAATTCGTAATTTATTAAAGCAATATGCCAAACTAAAACGTGACTTGACGGTTTTTAATCAGGTTTCTAGTCCCTCGTTCGATGGAGTATCAAGCCATAGTAGCCGAAACGGTGCTGAAAGCCGCCTGATAAACTATGTTGACCTGTCTTACCAGCTAAAAGAAGTCGATGATGCTCTCAATGCAATTGATGATCCACAATATCAATTTATCTTACATGATTATATTATTGAGAAACGTTTCAACCGCAACGAAGCCTGTAATCAATTATCGGTTAGTGTCAGCAAGTTTAACTACTTAAAGAACCGGGCACTTGAAGTGTTTAAATTAAACTATCTTCGAACTCTGTGATATACTGAACACGGTTAACATATTCGGAAGTTTTAAGTATCATTAAACTTGCTATCTATAATTTTCTTAGATGTTAATTCGGCTGGTTACTTTGATTTAGTTTCTAGGAGGAATATAAGTATATGCAAAGTGGTACTGTGAAATGGTTTAACGCGGATAAGGGCTTTGGATTTATCACCGGTTCGGATAATAAAGATGTATTCGTTCATTTCTCATCAATCCAAACAGATGGGTTTAAAAGCCTTGATGAAGGTCAAAAGGTAAGCTATGAAGTTGAACAAGGGGATCGTGGCCCTCAAGCAACGAATGTTGTTCCACAATAATTTATTTTGATACTGATGAAACTGCTTTGTAATAAGGCAGTTTTTTATTTTATGGCACTGAAACATACGGGAAAGCAATGTGAAATATGGACTTTACAGATGTTTATGGCATTAAGCATGAAAACTGTACGTTGATTACACCAACTGAAGAATATCGTCGGATAATCATATTTATGGATTCAGTTGGGCGTCGATTTGTTGCGATTAGTCCTAATCCTGAACCGACTAAGTATGGTTCTGCAAAAAGTCATTGGAAGCAAGGAAAGCCGAATGACGTACCCAAAGAATATTTTCATATCGACAAAAAAAACTGCTAACCAATATGGTTAACAGTCACTGCCCCGCGCAAGTATTAAGTCACTGGAAACAGTGGCTTTTTTGTTATATTTTTGGCTTACCAATTGGCTTGCTTTTATTGAAAAACAATGACATCTAATGACAATATTATTTGCGCTGAAGGTACAAAAAAACCAGTAATCACGGTGTTTATGACACTGCATGAAAACTGGTTAATGGTTTATGATGGGCAGTCAGGGGATCGAACCCTGGACCCACGGATTAAGAGTCCGTTGCTCTGCCAGCTGAGCTAACTGCCCATAACTCAACAAAAAATATAATATCATGAATTTTGAGTTCTGACAACAC